GTTCATAGCGACACCCCCAACTGTCAGCGTACCTGCTCCATTAACTGTATTAGACACAGCGTTTTGTAAATAAATCCAAATAGGACGCCCAGTAGTGTTGTAATAAGTCGTCCCTACTACCCGCGTAGTTCCGATAGTAAAAGTCTGTCGTGTCTGACCGACCCCGAAGCCGGACATATCGACTGCGTACCAGCCATGATCGCCGTTTGAAGCAAGAGTAATCCACGCTCCAGTCGGAACGGGGAACGTCGCATTTGCTGCTGGCAGCAGAATGCTGTCAGAGCCTGATGCAACAATTGTCATACCGCCCGCACCGTAGCTCCAAAATTTTATAGCCGTCTTTGGCGGCATCGTTGAAGCGAGCGGTAGCGTTACGTTGATTGTCGGCGTACTTGTGGCAACAATAAGGCCGCCCGCATGAGTTGCGGCAGTAAGCACAGTGTTCGAGGAGAGACCAAACGCCCAGCTAAACTGAAAACCAACTCCCCCAACAAACGCAGTAGTTGCAAGATTCGTCGAGCTATCGAACTGGGCCGGAGTTGCGCCGACGGAGTTCGGCAGCTGATCGAGCACGACGAGATCTGTACCGTCATATACAACGTCGGAGGTCTGTCCGCTCGCAATAATAGCTGGGAGTTTACCTCCGGCCGAGTTGTACTGTTTTAGGTTTTTCGCACCGAGCGCGGATACGTTCAGCGTTGGGGTTGCGCCGCCGGCTGCACTGAACGTCACTTGAAAGCGCTGGTTCGTCGCATACGCGGTGATCGCCGGTGTCGGCGTCAGCGTGAACGCTGGCGCAATCCCCGCAGTAGTGAACGCTGTAAGGACCTGCCCCTGAACAGCAGCAGCTAGCTTTTTCGGTGTGACCATCACCGTATCATCGACACCAGCATTTGTGAGCGCCTGCGTTGCGACCTTAACCCAACCGAAAGCCGTCTCTGTTGCCTGCCCCAAGTACGCCTGCAACTTCTGCAAAAGCTTCTTGGGCGTCACAGCCGTTGTGTCGTCGCTCCCCTCAATTACCTGGGGCCCAGTGGATAACTTCACTATACCCGCCGTCGTTTCCGTCGCAGCCGCGGGCTTAGTCTTTGTGACAATTATCTGAATTGCTTTCGCCAACTGCCCATTATCCCCCTCATCAGGAATCAGCGCAGCGTCCTTAATCACACCCAGAATCTCAGTGGTAACGGCATTCCCCCACTGAGCTGGGATTAACGATCCAGGCGTACCTGTCACCGGATTCTCATCTACAAACTTCCCACCGACCAAACCGACGTTCGGCACGCTCTTCGGAAAATCCATTATTCACTGTCCCCGTAGTTGATAAATTCCAATGTGTGAGCCGGCGCACTGCGCCGGATAACGCACTCAAGCGCGCTGCTCGGGTTGACGCCGAAGCGCTCCCCCCAGAAGCTGGCACCGAAGCGTCTACCCAGCCGGCGGCGCGGCCCGCTGTTGAGAGTCCACATGAACTGCACGCGCCAGGTCCCGAAGTTCGCGGAGCCAAAGCGCGAGCGCCCGAAGCGCGGCGCCCGGTGCTCGGTGATGCTGGACAGCGGGTAACCCTGCCGCACGGCGATATCGATGAAGTAGGCCCGGCTCTGGCCACCTGTTGCGGTCAGTCGCTCACGTACTGCCCGGCGCCGGTCCTCGAACACCGGCTCCAGGCCTAAGCACGGATCTGGCAGGCTCATGACCCGTTCCCAGTCCGGCACCATCTCGGTGACACCGCCCGGGTCCATCTCGTTGAGTAGGTCGAACGCCCGCGCTTCGATCCGTGCCAGCTCCTGGGAAACGCCGTTGAGTATCTGGTCGATCTCCGGCACCAGTTCCGGGTCCCAGGCCGGCCCGGCCGGCAGCAGGGTGCTCAGTTGCGCGCGGTACTGCGCCGCCGTTCTCAAGCCAGCCATATGCATTCACCGAAGGTCAGCAACTGGTTGGTAGCCGCGGGCACGTCGGCGATCGGTGATACGAGCTTGTGATCGAACTCCCCGGCCGTGCTGCTGATGGCCTCGGCGATATGGGTCAGCAGCAGCGCATCACCCAGGCCCGCCTCACGGTTGTGCAGGTCGCGCAATTGCGCTTCGACCGCAGCTCGTACAGCAGTGGTGTCCGGCGTGAGTCGAATGCTGTAGACCACCGGCTTCGGGACCGGCGCCAGCACGTATAGCTCGGCGGTCACCGGACGCAACGGCTCGATGTAAGCCTTGACGTCAGCCAACTGGTCAGCGTCCGGTATCGGATTGAGATCGTCATCACGCATGAAGAACACCGCCACGGTACCCGGCCCGAGGTAATTGCGGCGGCACCAGGCACGGGTGACACCCGGACATTCCAGCGCCCAGGTTTCGTAGTCATCCTTCGAGCCGCCGTGCGGGATCACCCGGTAGGAGCGCACGACGCGGGCCCGCAAGGATTCAATGCTTTCCTGGGCAACCCCACCGATCAGCCCCGGCGCCAGGACCGTGAAAGTGCTGGCCAGCCCCTCCACCGGCTGCACCAAGGTGAGCACCAGTCCTGCATCAGCGTTGCCCAAGGCCCCGGCATCAACCGCTTCGACGACGGCAGTGTTGGTGCCCGCCGTGGTAGTTTTGCTCAAGACGACTTTGTAGGTGCGGCCGTCGCTGGCCTGCGTCACGACTCCTACGTCCAGCACCGCCCCTGCCGCGGCTGTGAAACTGACGCTACCGCCGGCCGGCTGCGCCGCTTTTCGGGGCTGGCTCAACCGCAGGCTAGCGATGCGCTCCAGGGTTTCTTCATCGGCGGTGTCGGGGAGGATCTGTTCGGAGATCCAGTTCAGGTAGCCGTACAGGCCATAGGCGCTACCGCTCAGGGTACGCGCCAGGACCTGGGCATCGGAACGCCGGAGCGCATCGCCGGCGAGATCGCTCTGGGTCCGGCTGACCAGCACCGGCAGCGAAGGTGTATCAAACGGCATAGATCACCTGCCACAGTTGGTTTGAGTTGATTTCCAGGCGGCTGCCGGTGACAGCGGTGAGGATGACCCGCAGGTTCAGTCGGTTGACGTCGGCCTGCTCGCTCAGGATCTCGACATCAAGGACCTGGCCGTCATCAAGCAGCCACTGCAAGGCCTCGCGAGCATAGAACTCGGCATCCCGCCGGGTGGCCGCCGTGAGCTTGACGCGACGCAGCAACCACAGTCGCGAGCCGATACGGTCATCGGCGATGCTGGGGTAGCTGTCGCCCCACCAGCCGTAGCGCTCTTCGTCATTGATCAGGTCATCGGGGGAGGCCCGACGCCAGGTGAACAGGCTGATCACCACGGCTCGGACCAATGACGCTTCCAGGCTGGCGTCGATCATCCACCACCCCCGACCGGTGCACCGCTCTGGCCGTTGCCGGGCGCCACTCCACCGTGAACATGCTGAATCTGGCTGATGCCACCGGCAACCTGATCACCCTGGGAAACGATCTTCCCGGTCTGGGTGATTTGCGGCGTGTCGAAGTTCACCGCGACTCCGGCCTTGATGTTCAGCGTCTGGGTTTCGATATCGATGATGCGGCCACGCTTGAAGTGGATCTTGTCCCCCTCATCGGTGTAGATCGCCACCTCCCCCGGCGCCATCGACTGGATGCGGTACCGGCGGTCAGCGACCACCAGCACCACGCCATGGGAGCGATCGCCGCCGAGAAACGCGGCGAGCCCCTCGGCCCCGGCCAGCGGATTGCTGGTGAAGCCGTAGGGCTCGAAATGTTCCAGGCCATCCTTGACCTCGCCGGCGTAGAGCCGCATCTGCAGCGTCTGCATTTTCTTCACAGCGTCACCGAGAACAACAGTTCCACGCACAAGCAAATCCAAGAGGCTCATTCGGATGGTTTCCAATCAGCAGGGAGTAGGTATTCGAAGTTGTCGGCCTTGCCGCCCTTCTTTAATTTGCGATCCTTGCGCCGATCATGCGGCTCGGGCTCGAAACTGTCGGGCGGACCGACCACCATGGTTGCCACGGTACCGCTCTCACTGAGGGAGTACGTGATCTCGCCGATCAGCATGTCGCGATCGAAACCGATCAGCGGATCCCTGACGCGCACCAGCATGTTGTGCTTCCACAACGCGCCGTTTGACTGACGCCAGCCCCGCACCTTATAGGTGGTGCTCAGCGCCTTCCCCATCCGATTGCCACGCTCCCAATTGGCCCGTGCATTGACCAGCTCCGAGGTCATTTGCCCGGACTCTTTGATGATCATCACCCGCTTGCGCGTAGTGCGATCATCCGTGACCACCGCGGAGATCTCGGTGGTGGTCTTGCCAAAGTCTTCGTCGGTCCCCTTACGCTGACCGAGCACCCGGTATTCGGAGAAGACACTGGAAAAGTCCAGTCCAGCGTTACCATTCAGGATGTTCTTGCCGACTTCCAGAGCATCAAAGGCCCAGCCTTCACTACCGGGTTTCGCCAGCACCGCCATGCCGGCCGCGTCATCAGTTGAGAACACGCGGAACAGAGTCAACAAACGGTCGATGGACTCAAAGACCGTCTCCCCAGGATTGACGGTGTGATCGGAAACCTTGCCAGTTTCGGCGATCTCACTGCGCACCTTGATCTTGTAGGGTTCCGCCAGTGCACTGACGATCGTCAGCACACCCTGCCCGCTCCACTGGCCTGGCTTGTTCACCGCAGCGCAGTCGACCAAATCGGCGGTCAGCGAGCGACCAGATATCGACAGAGTGATTTGCTTGTCGTCATAGCTGATCGGCGTGGCAAACACCCAGCCCGTCAGCACCAGTTCGGCGGCAACAACACGTTGCCAATCTCAATACCCAAGCGAGTCACCCTGTTTTGCAGCAACTGCATCGCGTTCGCCGTGGTCGCCGATCGAGACGCGTACTCCTGCTCCATGGAACCTGTGTATTGGGTTACATCCCCCACGCTCTTGAAGTTTTTCTTCAACAGATCCAGGTTGGTCAGCATTGGTGCAATGGCTGCCACCGACTCGGTACCGAAAAGCTCAGTCAGCAAGCCCGCCTGCTTGGCAGGATCGACCTTGGCAATGCGCGCGAGCACGTTCTCGATTGTGCCCTGAGCATCCTTCTGCATACCTTTCGAGACTTCTTTTACGTTCAGCCGCAGTGATTTGAAGGCCTTTGCCTGCTGCTTGGTCGCTGATCCGCCCTTGGTGAGAGCCAGCATGAAGTTCTTCATGCCCGTCGCCGCGACCTCGCTCGGCACACCGACGCCCGCCAGAGTCGCGCCCATCGCGGCGATTTGCCCAGAGGCAAGGCCGGCGATCGAACCAAGCGGACCGATTCGCGTAACGATGTCCGACACCTGCTGGGCCGTGGCCGGGCCGGTGTTGCTGAGGTAGTTGATCTTGTCAGCCAGCGCCACCACTTCGGGCTGTGTCAGCTTGAATGACGTTCGCCACTTCGCCATCATCTCGCCCGACTGCTCGGCGGTCTGGTCGAAGGCGATACCCATTTTCACTGCATCAGTCGCAAAAGCCTTCAGCTCCTCGCGAGGAATACTGGCCTGGCCGCCGGCCGCAACAATCGACGCAATGCCATTGGCCGCCATGGGCAGTTTTTCAGACAGGTCGAGTACATCCTTGCTCATCTGCTTGAACTGTTCCGGCGAATCGAAGTTGACCACTTTCTTCACGTCAGCCATCGCCGACTCGTAATCGATGGCCGCCTTCGCACCGGCCACGAACGGTGCCGCGAAGGCACCACCCTGGAGCACATCCTTGAACCCGATGTTCCCCAACCCGGAACTGTTGAGCTGCTTACGAAAGGTCGCCACGTTTTTTCGGATGCCGGTCAGCGTCGGCGACAGCCTGTCGACGCCGGTAATCAACGCCTTGAGCTGAAACTTGTCTGACATCGCTACACCTTCTGCATTTCGTTGATTCGCTGTGCGTGCACAAGCGATTCGGTGACAAGATCCAGAGGCCTGGCCATCATCTGTTCAGGGTCAATCTTCCAGAACCAGGCCAAGTCGTAGGCGACAACAATCAGCTCGTCGACGGTGCTGATGCCGCAGTCATGAAAAAACCGGCGACCGCCCAGCTCAGGCTGTTGAGGTCGGACAGATCCAGTTGATTGACCGACGACGGCGGGATGCCCGCGCAGACCGCGATGTACTTGGCCGAGACATCCAGGTCGAGACTGACGTCTTCGTTCTTGTCGATCTTGTAAGGCAGCGATTTGATGGCCCGCACTTCCTGCACAGTGGGCCGACGCAGGGTCAGTTCGGTCAGTTGTTCGCCATGAGCGTCGATGGGTGCGCTCAACTTGATTGGATCAGTCATTGCCAGGTCCCCTTAATGCCGTCGAATTGCAGTTCGATAGTGCCGTCATCACCTTTCAAGGTGGGCTCATCGACCAGGTAGGCACCGGCCAATACATAGACCTTGCCGTTCTTGAACTCGCAGGTGACGGTCATGTCCCTGCCGTTGGTGATTTTTTTGATGTCAAGATCGGGCGTATAGATCGCACTGATCTTCAGGTGCGGCACCAGGTCCTCTTCCTTGTAAAAGCCTGGCGCCACCGACTCTCGCTTCACGCTCATCAAGGGCGCCTCGGCGCCGCCGGTGATGGTCAACTGAGCACCGTCTACTTTGACGTAGGCGGTACCCGCCACTAATTGGCCCATGGTGTTCGTCTCCAGAATGCAAAAACCCGCACGAGGCGGGTTGGGTGTTGGCGGGTGGCGTTACTCGGTAGTGCGGTATTGCAAGCGAAACTGATTGAGCAACGCGAACACACGTAAGCCGTTGATATAGTCCGGCGGGAACAGCACATTGACCCGGCTCGGGTCGTTGTTGTCGCGCTCAACCACCAGGTGCTCGGCGAACAGCTCGGCGTTTTCCACATGACCTTCCAGCTCGAGGCGTGCGTACTGGGCAATCAGTTCGCCGCGGATCGTGCTCGGCGTGACAATCGGCTGCCCGGCGCCGAAGCGGGTGCCATCGTCCGCAAGCTTGTGGCGACCGTACTTGCTGGTGATCACGCTTTGCATACGGCGGATGATGAACGCCGACTGGTGCATGGTCTCGCTGTCGAGGTACGAGTTGTCGGCCTGGCCGTAGGCATTCTTCTGATAGGTGGTGATCGCCCGCTGGATGCGCACGTAACCGCCTTCGAAGTAAGCCGTCGCGATACCATAGCTGAGCAACGACTGGCGCTCGGTCAGGGTGAAGCGCTCACTGGCCGGCGCCGGGTCCAGGCCCGGCATACTGCCGCTCTGGGTCGGCCGACTGGCATCGGCGGAGATGAACACCGCCGAGCGCGCCGCCAGCGCCGCCGCCTGCACCCAGAACGGCTGTGGTACGCCGACTTCCATGGCCTGGATTGTAATGTGCTGGTCGTTGCGGGCCTGGCCAGCGGCGACCAGGGTACCGACGCTCCCACGCCTGGCGCTGTAGACGTGCCCAAACAATTGCTTGGCCCAGCTCCAACGGCCCACGCTGTCATCCATCGCGCCTTTCCAGGCGTCGAGGGTGGAGGTGTCCGACCAGGGTACACACAGAAACTCGAAGGGCTCGTCGCCCAGAGCGGCCAATGCGGCAACCTGGTCGGGCGTCCCAGTACCACCGGTCATCTTGGTCAATACCACGGTCAACCCGGCGGGCGTCACTTCGCCGTTGGTCGTACCCAGCCGGTTGAGCTGCAGGCTGATATCGTTGCCGCTGTCACCTTTCCACTTGCACGTCAGCGTGACCACGCCGCCGGCGGTCACTGCGGTCACCGGCAGGTCCGGGCTGGCGTTGATCCGCACCGCCAGTGCCGTGGCAGCCGTCGCCGGGGAGGCCGCGCTGGGGATGGTGGCCTGCACGCGGACACCGCCAACATACACACTCAGCAAGCCCGCCTCGGTCGCCGCCCCGGTGATCGTGACAGTGGCCGCACCGGCGCTGCCCTCGGCGTTGGACAGCGGCAAGCACCAGACCTCCCCAACTGGATCAACCTTGCGCCAGGCTTCGTACATCGCCGCCAGCATCGAGCCGGTACCGCCGATGTCACGCGCCATGCCAAGGCTAGGCACCAGCACCAGGGAGCCGATAGCATCGCTGGTCGCGTTGTCGTTGACCTGGGCGACGATCAACCGGCGCATTGACGACGACGCACTGTTGGCCGCCGAGTTGTCCATTTCGGCGTAGAACAGCGGTACGCGCAAGTCCGCCGGGATGTTGCTGAATCCAATGGCCATTATTTCGGTTCCTCGGTTTTCGTTGGTTTCTCGGCCTTTGCGGGAGGGGTATCAGCCTTGCGGGTGACGTCGCCATCGGCCAGGCGGCGGCGCCACCAGGCGCTGTCTGGAACGTCCCGGCCCTCGTCCGGCAGCAAGTCGCCGGCCTCAGGATCGGGCACTGCGCGGCCTGCCGCCGGTACCACAGTGATGCGCTGTGTCATGGTGTTACATCTCCTGAAAATTTCGCTTCGATGCGCCCGTCCGGGCCAGGACGGTGCAGGTTCGGGTCTGCTGGGTCGATGCAGTCCATGTTGAAGGTGGCGCCGGTAAACCCTGGCAAGCCGTCGAGCTCGAGCTCGTGCCAGGTTTCCGCTGGGTCGCTGGCCGCGTTGCGACCCAGTTGGAAGGCTGCCGAAAAGCCGAACCGGTAGATCACCCGGTTGCGATTGATCGAAAGCAGATCGCCCCCTTCATATTCGATGGGGGTGTATTCCGGCGTCGGCGACCAACCGACGAGTGCGCGCCAGATTTCGCTGCGGAAAACGTGGATCAGGTCGGCGGCTTCCTGGCCGCGCTCATCCTGAGTATCCAGGACAAGCACCACGTCGAACTGATCAGTAATCGCCTGACGCACACCGTTCTGCACGTCATTGTTGCTGGCCTTGTCGGCCGTTGCGATCACGTAACCGGACGGATGGGACAACTTCGCGCTCGCTGCCACCGACTCAAAATCGATGCCCGCAGCAACCCGCTCGGAAAAGCTCGGGCTGTACCGGCGCAGTTGGGCGACTATCAAGCTGAGCTTCATTGACCAACTCCAGGCAATAAAAAACCCCGCCGAGACGAGGTTTGGGTCTAACAAGGACGTCAGTCAGTAGACGTTCATCTCGAACGGCACGTACTGAGTCTTTATCTTGTTGAAGTAGAAAGACTTCTCGAAAGGCTGGTTTGCAGCAGACTCCCAAGAATGCTTCATGTTGACCTGGGCCGCCGCGGGCGACTCAAGGTCAGGCTGCAACGTGCGCATGATCGCGTAGGTCGAGCACATCATCAGTCGCAACTGGGCGTCATCCTTTGCGCCCTTTGGCCCATTGAACTTGGCGTTCGAGATTTTCCCGGCTGCGTTTACATCAAGAAGGATATCCACTTCAGAGCCGTTAAGTTTCAGCGCCTGATGAACGATGGAACCGTCCTTGAGAACATTTCCGGCATCCAGCTTGGCCGCCGAACACTGGGGCACTTCCTTGATGTACTTGGCGATACCCGCTCGAAAAGCCTTGGGCGTGAGGGGCAAACCAGCCGGTGCCTTGGCCTGGGTGTCCACCGGCTCGCCATCAGGCGGCAGGAGGTACTCAACATCGTCATCCGCGACCTTGGGTTTTGCAGCCAAAGCCGGGAGGACTTGAGCGCACAACAGAACAGCTACAACGAATCGACCAATCATTCCCTTTGATCTCCGAACCAATAAAGGCCGGAAGCCTACACCACCCTACCGCCAAAAATCAGCTTCCGAAGGCCTCCTCAAACGCTGCCGACAGTATCGACTTGATCTCACCCTTGGCATCCTGCAGGGCATGGGTCATGTAGTTGGCCCGCGGTTCGATGCGCCAGCCGTTGCTCTTTCGAGCAGCAGTCAACTCTGCGCGAGCGCCACTCACCCGACGATTGCTTTTACCGCGTCCCTGCCCAGGCGCCAATGGCTTGACCCGACTCCCCTTGCGCACACCGTAGTACAGGTAGGCTGGATAAAAATCCTTCATACCATTGGTTTTCCTGGGCGCGATTTTCACCAAGAAGCCAGAACGGGAAACTTTGAAGTTGATCGCCTCCAACAATCGCCCAGTGCGATTGGCCGGATAGCCACCCTGGCCACGAGCCAAACCCACGTTCATCTGAGCCTTTTGCCGGACTAACTTGCCGACCTGGCGCATCGCGGCGCGAATCTTCTTCTTGTCGAAGGCCTCCCGCTCGAAGTTGTCGAAACCCTCGATGTGAAAGTAGCCATCAACCCCTACCGAGTTAGCCATAGATACTTCCCCCGCCTTGATCCTGGCCGAGCTCCTCGACATCGAGCACCGTGAAACGATGGGTTCCATTCATGTCCACGCTGCGGTTCACTCGGTAGACGGTACTGCCATGCACCACCTCGTCCGCGGTGGTGACGCCCGGTAGTAGGCGCAAGGTGATGCGGTGGGTGATCTTGTTGTCCGTCTGCACGCTGTCAGCGTAAACGCCGGTACCCACTGGCTCGATCCGGGCCCAGCGCCGTTTCGGCACGGAGAAGATCGAGGTCAACCCCATGTTGTCCGCCGGCACATCCATGCGCCGACGTATCGAAACGCGCCGATCCAGCTCCCCGGCGCCGGGTTCGCGATAGGCCATGTCAGATCCTCGGGGGAACGGTGAGGCCCGCCAACAGGGTCAGCAGGTAGCGTTCCGGCAGTTCGTTGAGGGTTTGCCCGAGCACCAGCAACTCGCGATGACGGTAAGCCCAGGCTGCCGCCAGCAAGAGGTACTGACGCACTGAGGGGCGGTCTTCAATATCGATGCCTGCCAGGTAGGTGACCATCATACCCTGAGGGCTGGAGCCCACTAGGTCACGCCATGGGCGGCCCTGCGATGTATAAAGCCGAGACTCCTGCCCACCATTGACCAAGTAGCAGGCTGCAGGATCCAGCACCGGCGAGCCGGGCGCGACACCCAGGACCACGCTTTCCAATTCAAACGCCTGGCCCAGGGTCAGGGCGAAGGAACTGCTTGCCGGAATGACCGGCCAGTGGTCGCGATACCGGCCCTTGCGGATCGCCGCACCACTCGCCTCTTCGGCCAAGCCGCGAGCAGCAGGGATGACGATTCGCTCGATCAGATCACGCTCGGTGGTGTCGTCATCGTCGGGGTCGAGCCGGCACTGAATCACAACATCTTCATAGGTCAGCGGCTCAGGGCCAGTGTAAGCGATCAGCAAGGCCATGATTATGGCTTGCCTTCGCCGTAACCCTCGGCGCCATCTTCACCAGAGCCGACACCTTCACCGCCCTCAGCATTCCCAGCACCAGCACCGCCTTCGTCGTCATCATCGGTGCCATCGCCACCGCCACCTTCCCCCGGTTCCAAGGGCAACGTCGGCGAGAGCGGAGCCGGGGTTTGTGGGAGTTGCGCTTTGGATGAGGCCTTGGATTTCACCGCCCCCTTCGACGCAGGCGGCTTGTTCTTCTTACTATCAACTACTGCCGGAGCCTTCGATGATTCTTCGTCGGAGTATTCTTCGGCATAGCCACCCGCGAAGAGACCATCAGCGGTTTCTTCATCGAAACCTGCAATTTCACCTGGGGCGTAACCGCGCCAAGCCTTGAGGAAAATTACAATTACCGCGATTGCTACGGACATGAGCTGAACCTCTAAACAGGGAAATGGCTGGCCCGGGGAACCGGGCCAGGTGCGTCAGAGGCTGGAGCCCCACTTGACGGCAGTCATCACTGCCACCGACTCCACATGTCGCGGGCCGAAATCGTGCTTGGCGATCACGCGCACCAGGGTCTGGTCGCGCTGGAAAGCGCTGACCATATTGCCCTCGGCGTCCTTGTAGGTTGCCTCCTTACTGAAGTCGATGACCATGGAGTCGTCTTCGCCGATAAAGCAGTCGGCAAAGTCAGCGAAATGGATCTCCGACTCATCACCACCCACCCCGAGATTGATAGGAACCTGGGTGGTCGTGGCAACCGGGAAGCTCTTCAGCAGGCCCTGGTCGAGCTCAGGATAGGCTTTGGCACCCTTACCCTCATCACCAACACGCAACGCAACCACCCGCAGGCCACTCACTACCGCGAGGACATCCGCAAGGTGGAGCCTCGGGACGCTACCAAAGGCCGCCCCGTTGGACGTCTTCACGCGAGCCCCGAATGCACACATCACAGCCAAGCGGCTGGCGGCCAGCCACGCAGCAAGGAAAGCAGGGCCCTTTCGTGGATGGTGATCAAGTGGTGCGGCCAGACCCTGCCGCTGATGCTCACCATGGAGAACGTGATGCAGATTCTCCAGTGGGGGCCGCTGATCGCCAAACGCTGCAAGGCGACCGGTCGTGTGATCCGCCTCGACGGGACCATCGCCGCACCTGGCGAGCGCGTACCGGTGCAGGAGCAGTTCCTGATCCCCGATCCCAAGCGGAAGGGGCACACATGGCGCCGATTCCTGAAGATCCTGAGCGGCATGGGCTACAAATTCCATTACGACAAGCTGGTCGCGGCCGACTTCGGCGCAGCTACCACCCGGGCACGTTTGTTCTTCATCGCCCGCAAGGACGGCGTCCAGATCAACTGGCCCGAGGCTTCACACGCAAAGGTGCCAGGGCCTGGAAAACTGCCGTGGGAGCCTATCGCGAGCTGCATTGATTGGAGCCTACCCTGCCCGTCCATTTTCCTCGACGCCGAGGAAGGCAAGGCCGCCAGCGTTCGGCGGCCGCTGAAACCAAAGACCATGGAGCGCATCCGCAAGGGCGTCCGTCGGTATCTGCTGGACCACCCCACTCCCTTCATCGTCAGCGTCAATCACGGTGGCAGCGACTTCAGAGGACAGTCTACCGCCGCCCCCGCAGCCACGATCACGGGCGGCCAAGGGTTCGCGCTGGCACAAGCTATCGTCGCGCCGTTCATCACCGAGCATGCAAATGCAAGTAACCAGCGCAACATGCCAGCCGACGAACCAGGAAGGACGATCTGCAGCGAGGTCAAAGGCGGCCATTTTGCCGTCGTAGCCCCGACACTGGTGAACGCTGCCTATCTGGCCCAGCACAATGGGGGATACAACACCACGCTCGGCCGTCATCCGGAGGAACCGTCGACGGCACTGACCACCACCGGCAGCCAGCAGACTGTCGTTACCGCCAACCTGGTGACGCTGCGCAACGGATGCATAGGCAGGGATCTGAGTGAGGGCGCCCCCACAATCACCGCCGGCGGCGACGACCTCGCGCTGGTGGAGTGCACTCTATCTCCAGAGCATCAGGACGGCGCAGAGCGCGTGGCAGCGTTCCTGATGGGCTATTACGGCAGCGACAACACCTATGATGCCCGCGACCCGGCGGCCACCATCACCACCCGCGACCGCCTGGCCCTGGTGACAGTGACGATCAAGGGCCATCCGTACGTGATCGTCGACATCGGCATGCGGATGCTCACCCCGGCAGAGCTGTACCACATCCAGGGCTTCCCGCGTGACTACAAGATCGATTTCGGACACGACGGCCGTAAGTTCTCCAACAAGGCGAAGGTGAGGATGTGTGGCAACTCAGTCTCACCGAAGCCGTATCGAGCGCTGCTAGAGGTCAACCCACTATTCCCCGAAGCAGAAATGCAGGAGGCCGCATGAACACAGCCTTCATCCTCATGGCTCAGTATAGCGGTCAAGCAATCATCCCTCTGGATCTGGTATGCAAGGACTACTTCACCCACCTCACGCCGGACATGTTCCAGCGCAAGGTCATGAGTGGGCAGATCAAGATCCCGATCACCCGCCTGGAACCGAGCCAGAAGAGCGCGAAAGGAATTCATATAACCGACCTCGCGGCCTACCTTGACCAGCAGCGCGCTGCAGCCGTAAAGGAATGCAATCAACTCAACGGCTTAAAACTCGCCTCTTGAGCCACTTCAACGAAGCGGCGCCCAGCACCACGGGCGCCTGCAATATCGGTTCGAACCACTTCCAATTGATATAGCGGTCACCCTGACCACGAAGGTGGGTGTAGCGCCTCAGCGAGTTCCAATCCCGGTGACCTGAAACACTGGCCACACGCGGGATATCCCAATCCATTTCAAACAAACGACTAACACCGTCATGCCGCAAGTCATGGAAGTGCAAGTCTTCTATATTCAACATCTTGCACGCCTTAATCCACGACGTGGAAATAGACTCGGGGCTGTACGGAAAGATGTCATCACCCGCCCGCGGCATTGTCTGAAGTATCTTCCAAGCCTCATCCGGCAAGTAGCACCAAACATCATTACCGATCTTCTGGCCGGGGTTCTTCATATCTCGAACCAAAACCCTATGGCCCTCTTCATCAAGATCGGACCACCGGATACGCGTGATCTCATCAAGGCGCCTGGTGGAGAAGATCGCAAAGCCTGTAACTTTCAACATGTTGATTACACTGCGCTGGCGCTCCTGCATTGCCTGATAATGCCTGAGGATAGTGTCCAACTCATCAAGTG